GAGCGCAGGAGGCTCCAGTTCGAATTCCGATTTTCAGCGGGGTTCGTTCCCAAATTCCCACCGATCAAAAACCAAGATTTCCCCGAACTCTCGGGCGAGCATTCCTGCCCCTCGCTAGGGGGGGAGGGAAGGACCCACAGCCCGAGGCCGCCAGCGAGTTCCAGTAGGACATTTTGCGCTGTCTTTTTTATGGAAGAGGGGTGCGGGGAGAGGGAGACGTCTCCCCCGGGGCGCGCTGCACCCCGGGAGGAAGGATGCGCCCGCATGATCGCGGTGCTCCTGAAGGCCCGCGTGGTGGCCACGGAAAGAGCTGTGAACAAAGGCTGTCAGGCGGGCGCGCCCACCAGATGCAGGGCAGGAAAAGAAAGCCAATAGCCCGTAGGCCCCGGTGCGTGAGAAGCAAGCCCACACATACACCTTCGGCGCTGGGGACATGAATAATGCGGGGAGAGAGAGGGGAGAGGATACCGAACAGACACAAACGCAAAACGGGTTAGCTTGGCTTTTATACCAAGCTAACCCGTTGCTTTTCTTGTGGTGCCGAAGGGGAGACTCGAACTCCCACCGAGGAACCTCGACTAGACCCTGAACCTAGCGTGTCTACCAATTCCACCACTTCGGCGCGAAGAAATTTCTAGCGAAAAGCCCCTTCCTTGGCAAGCTCTTTTTTCGCTTTCGGACAAAAATTTTTTCTCCGAGAAATATGACCATGCTAACACCGCGTTATTCCGCGTTTTCATCAGAACCAGCATGGTGAATAGCTTCTGTCGTTCCGCACCTCCCCTCACTGCGCCGTTCTCCGTATCGGCTTTCCATACGGCCCGAACAGGCTTCAACGTACTTCCGCTGTTGTGGAACGGATCTGGCGGCAACCACTTTGTAAAAATATTTTTACCAAAAAAACGGTAGGTTGTTCTGTTCGAATAGGATATGAGGCATGTTTCGTGCCGCGCCGGGGAATGTCCCCTCCGCCGCTTTCCGTCATCCGGGAACGGCTCCGCGCGGCGACCGGCGAACTTCAACTCGTTTGCAATGATTCAGGTGTCTGCCCATGCGACGGATTTTATGGTGCATCATCTCCCTGTGCCTTATCCTTCTCAGCCTCGCGCTGCTTCTCCGGTTCCGTGATGATGCCGACCCCCTTCCCGCTCCGCTCGAAAACGTGGTTTCCCACGTGGAAGGGCTGTTGTCCTTGTCTCCCGAACATGCCGTGGACGAATTCAAACAGGATGAAGAGGAAGAGGCGCAAAAAGAGGATGGCGAAGAGGAAGACGCCAAGGAAGCCGACGTCTATGAGGCCAATCCGCGCTATACCATCGAACAGGACCCCGAACAGGGAGAAGTCCTCCGCAGCGAGATCCAGAAAGGCGACACGGCGGGAAAAATCCTTGGGGACTGGATGGATGCAAACGACCTTGCCGAGCTGCTCGCGGCGGCCAAGCCGGTATATGCCTTGACCAAGGTCCGTTTCGGCCAGCCCTTCGCCGTTGTCCGGGATCCGCAGACCAAGGCGTTCCGGTGTTTCAAGTACGAAATCAATCAGGAAAAATACCTCATCGTCGAGAAGAAGGACGACCGTTTCGTCGCCCGGCTTGAAGAAATCGACTACCAGACCTCGCTGGCGGTCATCAAAGGAGAGATCAAGAGCACGCTTTCCGGAGCCGTAACCGAACAAGGCGAAAACGTGGCGCTGGCCATTGCCCTTGCGAACGTCTTCGCTTCCGAAATCAATTTCATCAGCGATCTACGGGAAGGCGACGCCTTCGAGGTGCTGGTGGAAAAGCGTTTCCGCCATGATGCGTTTGAGGGGTATGGACGCGTGCTCGGTGCGAAGTTCACCAATCAAAACAAGCAGCATACGGCCTATCTGTTCCACAACGAACGCGGCCGGGAAACATACTACAATGCGGAAGGCGACAACCTCCATCGGGAACTGCTCAAGGCTCCGCTCTCGTTCCTGCGCGTGACCTCGCGCTACAGCATGGCGCGCCGGCATCCGGTCTTCGGCAACACCCGGCCCCATCAGGGCATCGATTACGGCGCCCCTACCGGAACCCCCATTATGGCCGTGGGCGACGGGGTCATTACCAATATCGGGCGGGCCGGAGGCTACGGCAAACAAATCATTATCCGCCACGACAACGGGCTGGAGTCGCTCTACGGGCATATGTCCCGTTTTGCCAAAAGCATGAAGAACGGCAAACGCGTCCGGCAGGGGCAAACCATCGGCTACGTGGGTGCGACCGGCACGGCGACCGGCCCCCATCTCGATTTCCGTATCCGGAAGCAAGGGCAGTTCGTCAATCCGGACAAGCTGATCATCCCCCGCGATCAGGCGCTGGAAAAACGACGCATGGCGGACTACAAACTGGTCGTCCATGCCGTGGACGCCTATCTGACGGGCAAGGATACGGCCAGCTACGATCCCGATACATGGTTCAAGGATGAAGATTAACCGGCCCTCGCATGGCGGTACCGTCTGACAGCGGAGAAGCCCCCCGTACAGGCTATTCGCGGTTCCACCCGTGGGGCGCTGAACGTATTCCCGTTTCTCCGCTCGACCGTTCCAATCCGCGAAAAAACCATCTTCCCACTAGACCGCTCACAAAAAACGCCTTGCCGATGGTTTTTCGGCAAGGCGTTTTTTATGGGTGCGTCTCACGGGCTGCTATGAAAGCACCATCTTCTTTTCTCCAGCCTGATATACGGCGGAGAGTTCCGCATACAGGTTCTTGATGAGCTCGAAACGGGCCGCCGCTTCCGGCGTATCGCACAGGCCCATGATGGGGCGGCTTGTGTAATAGCTGGAATCCTCCGCCGGGCTGGTGCAGTGGAACAGTTCCCGGATCATCTTCTGATCGTGGGGGATATGAAAGTCCTTGCTCGTGTTCTCGTAGCCGAACAGATAAAACAGTTCGGGGAAGCCGCTCCACGCGATGGCCGACGCGCACATGCAGCAAGGCTGATGCGTGGCGATGAAGATGCAGTCCTTGGGGTCGGGATGGCCCTGCAACTCCCAGAATTGCTTGATGGCGTAGACTTCGCCGTGCCAGAGCGGGGAAAACGCCTCCATATTGGTTTCGGCGAGGACGAGAGACAGATCGTCCTTCCGCAGCACCGCCGCGCCGAAGACCTTGCAGCCGATGGCGACGCGCTTGCGGGTCAACGGGGCGACGTCGTATTCGATGACGTCCAT